TATAGATTCTACCAATGTCATAATGCATTTTTTCATCTTTGGCCCGATCACCAATTGATCCTCTTCCATATGACATTAATTCACCCTTATGTTCATGTTTCTATAAGCTTTTAACCGTTGAGTAAATTTCCCGTCTTCAAACTTATGAGTAACTTCGGTTACTGAATATACGCCTCGGATAACCGTAGAATTATTTATATCGACCAAACCGGTTTCATCGTCAACCCCAGTCGGAGTACGATATTCAAAGTAGAAAGAGTTTTCACCGTCCTCATACTTGGCATTTCTAGTCAGTCTGGTATTGTCGCCTAATTTAATTTTCGATGCTTCGAGTGCCGTCGGTCCAAGCCAAAAAGGATCACCTTTGATTTCTAATTCGATCGTCAACAACGATCCCCGTTTATCGTATGCTTGTTCTAGAACGGTGACTCTTTTGTGAACTCCAATATCAGGCTTAGTGGCATTAATCGTATACCGCTCAAACGGCGGATCAGTTCTTAGTTCATACCTAGGTTTGATTTCAAGTTGAGAGTAAACATCTTCAGTCAAGGTTTCGTTGGTGGATTCAAGTAATACTCTACCTTGCGCAAAGTTCAAATCACTTGCACTCCTAGAAGTTGAAGACAAACTCTTTTCTTTTTCAGCAATAGTTTCACTCAGTATCCGATCGTTTTTTGAAATTACAGTTTCAGATCTAGAAAAGGCATTAGAAGACGCTTTCTTTTCTTCTATAACGTCTCTTGTTTCTCGACGGAGGGCCCACAGTTGAACGATATTCAAATCTTTTAATTCTTGTTTATCAAGTTCTTTTGTCGAAAGATCGGTAGGTTTTTCTCTTGATCGCCTATCGTCGGACCTAAATGCCAACATTGCGGGACTTAGACTCATAGAAACAGCCCATAATGTATCCAAAGAAATAGCCGTGTCCAATACTTCAGTGTTCAATCCAGAGAAAATATAATCGTATCTTTTCTGAAGCAACCCTAAATCCTTAATTTGTTCTAAAGTTTCTCTCGTCCTTTTCTGTTGGGTTTTGTCATCTGGCTTTTCGCCCGGGATAATCCTACTCACAGTAAAAGGACGAATGATATATTCTATGTTCTTACCGTATTCTTGTGTTTCGGGTAAGAACAATCCGTAATTAGTTCTGGAAGTAATCTTAGGAATCGTTTGCAACTCGTAGGCTTGTTTTGTTGCTTTCTCTCCTGAATGCGCGCCTTCAGAAAAATCTTCAAGGTTCGCATACATTGAGTCAATTACTCTAGAGATAGACCAACCTTTTTCAAGTTTAAATTCTAAATTTCCGTCTCGTTCGGTCGATGCCTCTGATGCATTACCTTTTCTGAATTTTAAGTCTCTGAAATTCTTAAACCCGATTTTTGATCCACTCTCGATACGAATATTATAGAACTTGTCTTCGAATTCTTCTAATAACCTAAGATTTTTGATATAACCTTTGAATTTCTCTTCTGTTTTATTGATTTCTCTTTCGAATTTATCAATAAACTCTCCGACATTTTCCGCTTCTCTAATTATGATGGTTTCGCGTAAATTGAAGGTGTCTTTGTTATGAGCTACATCTGACATCGGAACCATTTGAATTTGATACATTGTTCCGTTTAACTCTGATTCTGGAGCAATATCTAAAAGTTTGACATACCAAAGAAACTGATCGTACGAATCAACAGGTTGTCCTGCTTCGTCGTATCCAGTAAAACCGAGGCTAATAAAAGTCGGAGTTTCTTGAATATTCGGCGAGCCGGCAAGAGCGGCCGCTTCGAGTAACTTATCAAACAAAGTCATTCCGAACGATTCTTTCAACCCTAGATTGATATTATAAGCGGATACATTTCTTGATTTATAATTCGCCCCAACAAAACTTTCAATTTCAACTGAGTGAATACTGAACCGAGAACTAACCCCGGACTCTGCTAAAACGATTTGGTTAGGAAGCTGTTTTATATTATAGGTTCTTTGATAGGATCTGAGATCTTCGATCGGAACCATGAACCATTTCCAATGATAAGAAACATTATCATATTTAGCATTTAATTCATTTTCTAAAAATTTAAAGTCTTGCAAATTAAAAGCTTTAGAAACTGATTTTTCACCCTCAATCTTTTTTGGTTTTGCTGGCAAAAATGCTTTTTCTTTGTCTGAACGTAATGTCATTTTGATTATCCGAATAATTCTAAAATTCTTTTTCTATCAGGCACGATGATTTTCATTCCAGAGACCAAGTCGAATGTAGGATCAATTATTAAATCGGGATTCATCTGTGCAAATATCCACCAAAGCTTTGAAGTACCGAATAAATCTTTCGACAGTAAACCTGGTCTCTGGTTATATTTAACACCAATTTCAAGTTCATAATCTGTGTCAGCTGATGGGATTGAACGATAAACAAAATGATCAATAAACCTAGGACCTATTGATGTTTCTGCGTAAGGAGAGTATCTATTAAAAGCCATTAGAACCACCCCTTTGTGCTGTTGTTTCTAAGTAATGCACCGGACTTGAAGTCTTTCAAGTTGAAAGTGTTGGTTTGTCTCTTCGGTGAATTTTGAACTGTCAAGGTAACTGCCAACAACATCTCCGAAGGAACCCATGTTTCGAATGGTGAATTGGTATTTTCAATACTATTCTCACCGACGTTTCCTTGGTTTCTATCAATATCCAACGGGACCTTTACGTAGTCTTTCTCAGCCGGGAGGTCAAACGAAAAGTTTGTCACTACAACCGGAAGATCATTGAACATATATTGTCCGTATGCACTGAATAACAAAATCGGAGGAGGTGTTCCGGGACGTTCGGCATTAATACCAAAGTCCATCTTTGTTACTGAACGAAGAAAGTGCATACCTGCAAGTAGATATTGTGCTTCAGTTGGATTCTGGGCGGTAAAAGTTCCAGCCACAGTAATCTGTTGCGCACGTGATCTAGAAAAAGCTAAAAATTCTTGGTTAGAATGAACAGGATCATAACTCGAATAGTCAACGCTTGTTGCGACGTTAACGGTAGGAGTATAGGGCCATACCAAACCTCCAGTCTTTCGAAGAATAGCCAGAATACTATCGGATCCTTCCTCGCCGTAGATATAATCCTTTACTTTTTCTGAGTCTTTCGGACGTAATCTAACTCGTCTATCCGGCGCAGTCCCTGATTGCGGACTAAGGTCTGGTTCGGGCATTTTCTACCTCCATAAATAAATGTACACCAGTATTTACCATTTCCGAGAACGAATTTTTCTACACCGTAATCTATTTGGTGTTTTTACTTAAATGACTGTATCTTATAAAGAAAGTAAACACGGAGTATAAATGGCACAAAAACGCGCCTATCTAAATAATCGAGACCTCTTAAAAGAAATTCATACATCAAAACGATCTTATTGTGCTTTCACGGACGAAGATTACTTTGACTATGACTTTATCGTTGATGACATTAATCGCATGAGTGATGCTCGTTGTCGTGAAGCAAGAAAAGCCAGAGCAGAACGGTTAACCCAAATCGCTGTTCAGAAAATGATTGCAGAAGAAGGCATCTCAGCGAAAGCCGGTAACAAACGAGCCGACGAAGTTAGGGTTCACACTAGGAATATTAATCTTGAAGACGTGGTTGTTCGTGAAATGACACATGAACACGTTCCGCAAGAAGAAAACAAGTCAGGCAAATTGGTTTATCCAAAGCTGAAATTCCCACCATTCAAACATTTTGCTTATATTGACGGCAAGTGGACTGAAGTTCTACGTTCCCATTGGGAAGGTGGATTCGACAACGGTTATTTCAAACAAGACCAAGGCAGAGTAACTGACAAACTAGCAAAAATGATTATGATGCTGGTAGAAAGAATCAGTCACAAAGGAAACTACCGAGGGTATTCATTCATTAATGATATGAGATCCGAAGCACTTGTTCATCTGTCTGATGTTGCCTTGAAGTTCGACGAATCAAAAGGCGACAACCCATTTGCTTTCTATACCACAATCATTAATCACTCGTTCAAAGGATTTTTGAATTTTGAGAAGAAACAACGTACAATCAGAGATGACTTGATGATTGCTGGAGGATATTCTCCTTCGCATACAGCACAAGTCGAGCATGAAATGTCAATCCGTCTAGCTGATATTGATGAAGAAAACGAAAAAGCTTATCAAGAAAGACAAGATAAGGAGATGCAAAATAGGTGACTGAACATTTATTTGAAAAAGCCGTAGCATTCACAGATATGCATCTGGGTCTGCGTAATAACTCGAGAGAACACAATAACGATTGTCAAGAATTTACAGAATGGATGATTAAGGAAGCAAAAGCAAGAGGAATCAAGACTTGCTTTTTCTTAGGTGATTATCATCATGTTCGTTCTTCACTCAATATTTCAACTCTTTGTTACTCAACCTTTCTTTTACGGATGCTATCCGATAATTTCGACGACGTTTATTTTATCGTTGGCAACCACGATATGTTCTACAAAGAAAAAAGAGAAATCAATTCAATTGATTATGCCAAGGATATTCCGAATGTTCACTTGATTAATGAACCAGTTTGTATGGGCCAAGTTGGATTAGTTCCTTGGGTCTTAAAGGACGAATGGCAAAAGATTTGCAACATGGATGCAAAATATCTGTTCGGTCACTTTGAGTTTCCTTCATTCTTGTTGAACAGTAAAGTATTGATGCCCGACCACGGTCAATATCCAATCGGAGATTTGAAAAAGTTCGACTGGGTTTTCTCTGGTCACTTCCACAAAAGGCAAAGAAGACAGAACGTCCAGTACATGGGTAACTGCTTTCCGCATGACTTTAGTGATGTGAACGAAGAAAAAGATCGAGGAATCATGTTTCTAGATTGGGACGGAAAGCCGGAGTTCAAAGCATGGCCGGGCACTCCTAAATATCGATACGCAGGTATTGCAGATCTAATTGAACGACCAGATCAATACTTAGGCGATAAAACTTATGTTCGCGCTACACTTGACATAGACATTGATTTTGATGACGCATCGTTTGTTCGAGAGACTTTGTCAAGTCTTTACAATCTTCGAGAGTTTACTTTCTTACCAAAGAAAAGAGAACAGGAAATCTTAGAAGTCGGAAATGAAGATGTTGACTTTGAATCTGTTGATTCAGTAGTGATCGGACAATTACAAAACGTCGATTCGAATACATTTGATTCGAACCTTTTAATCTCAATTTATCAGGCCCTATAAATGATTCAATTTGAAAAAATTATTCTAAAGAACTTTATGAGTTTCGGTAACGTACCGGAATCTATTCCGCTTGATCGTGATCCGTTGACGTTGATCTTAGGAAGAAACCAAGACAAAGGTGAAGACTCAGGTGAAAGAAACGGTGTCGGTAAATCCAGTATCGTTATGGCGCTGCACTTTGCTTTGTTCGGTATTTCGGTTGGTAACAAAATTAAGAAGCCGAGGCTAATCAATAACATCAACCAAAAGAATCTTGAAGTAACTCTGAAGTTTACAATCGGAACGAACTCTTACACGATTAAAAGATTCCGTAAACCAGAGAAGCTAGAGTTTTACGTCGACGATCACTTGGTAAATGACCAGGGCGGTGACGAAGGCCAAGGCGAGATGGGAAAGACCCAAGAAGAAATCAATCGTGTAGTCGGCATCACTCCTGATATGTTTAACCAATCAATTTTCTTGTCAGTCATTACTGAGCCGTTCTTGCTATTAGGATCCGGCAAGCAACGTGAATTGATCGAAGAACTTCTAGGAATTACTCAATTATCTGAGAAATCAACTACTCTCAAAGAAATGCTAAGAGAAACAAAGACTCAACTTGATAAAGAAACGTTCAAAATCAAAACAGTCGAAGAGACTAACGCCAGGGTTAGAACCAATCATGAAAAGTCAATTCAAAACTTGATGTCCAGAGAGACACGTTGGGAGAATGAGCATAGGTTCGAACTCGACGGGATTGAAAAAGAAATCGCTGAATACAGTGAGATCAGTATCAACCAAGAAATTAAAAATCACGAACTCCTAGCTGAATGGCTAGAAAAGAAAGTGGCACAAGATCAATTATTGTCTGAACTCGAAAGAACTAATATCGAAAAGGGTCGTCATGATCGAGCAAAGCAACAAGCTTTCAAGCGTTTAGAAGATTTGGCAATTGATTTAGAATCAGCTGAAGAACAAAAATGCCCTACTTGTGGTCAGGACGTGCATGACGATAAACACGATTCTGTCCTTGGCGGCATCGTTGAAAAAGTTGAGTTTTACGAAAAGCAACTCAGAGAAGAAGACGATAACCTGGCACAAATTGAGGAACGCTTACAAGAACTAAGCGAACTAGAATTTGACCTAGGTAAAAAACCTGAGGTATTCTATACCGAAGTTAAGGATGCATACAAACACAAAAGTACGCTGAAATCTTTAAAAGATGGATTGAAATCTGAGAAATCAAAAACCAATCCTTACTCTGAGCAAATTGCTTCCCAACCAGATGCACCGTTGCAGGATATCAATTATGAATTAAAGGATGATCTCATTCAACTTAGAGACCACCAAGAATTCCTTTACAAACTCTTAACCAGCAAAGACTCATCAGTTCGAAAACATATTATTAACCAGAACATCAGTTACTTGAATGCTCGCTTAGGTATGTATCTCGAGAAACTAGGGTTGCCACATGAGGTTGAATTCTTGAATGACCTCAGCACTGAAATCACAATGCTCGGTAATCAATATGACTTCTTGAGTCTATCTGCGGGTGAGCGGGCACGCTTGACTTTGGGACTTATTTTTGCTTTCCGTGATGTTTGGGAATCACTAAATCAAACAATGAACATCTTCTTTGTTGACGAATTTCTCGACACGGGGTTAGATACAGCGGGTGTAGAATCCGCGCTTAAGACCTTGAAACAATTGGGTCGAGAACGCGCAAAGAACATTTTTATCATATCACACCGTGAAGAGTTAATTTCAAGATGTTCAAATGTATTAACGATTGTAAAAGAAGGCGGCTTCAGTCAACTCGAATGGCAAAGAGACGAGGAAGAAGTATGACAGAAAAATCAGTCTTCCTGATACCACTTGATCAATTCCGAAACTGCCATTCCGGCAGCAACTTCTGTACCTAAACGCATGGCGGCCTTCTCTCGAAGTTCACCTTCTGTGAGCCCATCCACCAGATCGAGTCCGTCTCTGACTGGTTGGGTTACGACGTCGATCGCCGAGCTTAAAAATTTATCAAACATATCTTTATTTAACACCTTGTCAAACTTTGTCAAGAATATTATTGATCAGATGAATGTACGGTGTTAGGATTATAATAAGAAAAACACAAAACTAAAGGAGTTTAAATGATTTTATTCGACGAAGAAGTTAGAGCAGAACTTATTGAATGCGGTTACAATCCCGATGATGATGAAGATGTATTGGCCTGGGCGGAAGATTTACTAGAAGGTTAATGCTTGACTCCTGTTCAACTCGGTGTTACTTTAAGTGACACTGAGGAACAGGAGTTTTCAATGCAAACATATTCCCAAGATCAAATCAACAATTTTCGTGCTTACCTGTCTTATAAGTAAACAGTCCGCACTTCCCTCATCATGTTTTTGCTAAAATCAAAATCCCAACCTGCCCGACCATTAAAACTGCAAGTGATGCTATTGCGCTACTTTCCCAAAATGCAGTAGTCGATGCTTTTAATTCTTATCTAACGTATATGAACTTCGGTTCAAAAATTCAAGATCAACTCTTAAATCTGACCGTTAATCAGTTACAAGCAAAACGCTTAATCGCAAAACGGGACGTCGAGCCGATCACAATCGAGCAGTTCTTAATTGAACGAGCAAAGCCTTCACCACAAAGCCTTCGCCACAAAGCCTAAAACAAAAAGCGCGGAATGTTAATTCGTTACGCGCTTTTTCCTTGTCTAAAAATGGATTAAATCTTTTTCTTGTAAAGTTTGACCAATTCTTTTTTGGTCTCTTTTCCAGAAAGTTCTATATTATTATGTTCAAGGAGGATCGTTATTTGGTCCTCCTTTTTCATATTCTTAAATTTGGTAACTTTTTTATTCTTATGTGCTGGATGTTCGTAATCAGTTTGATTAGATTTGAGATAAGATAAATGATCTTCCAGCCATCCAATATAATCAGTTTCTAGGCTCACGTGCCCAGATCGTCTAAAACGATAAAATAAAATTCCTTCCAATAAATTGCATCTTCTGCACAAAACCCCACGGACTAAACCCGAATCGTGATTGTGGTCAACGTGGCGGTTCGTATTATCTTCAGTCAATAAATCTTCAGAGCAAATGCCGCATTTATAATCTTGTGCGACGAGCAACTCATCACGAATTCTTGCGATATCTTTTGATTTAAGAATTGTAACCAAGGGATCTCCATTTGAATTAATGTCAGGTAATGCCACAAGTGACCCATCTCCCAGCAAACCTATTAAAAGCTGTCCCCGACATTATATTTATCAACTTATAAATAATAGAAACAAAACAGGAGACACCCAATGAGCGAGATCAGGCTAAAGAATGCCCTTTCACAAATGAAAAACGAAGCTGTTTCGGAACGTAAAAATCATATCCGAAAGCATCGAAATCAACAAGGTGAGGCATGGTCAGTTGAATGCCAACTGGCTGACCCGCAAGACGCCAGACGAATGAACGGATTCATGCAACATGAATTGGATCTATATAATCAAATCCTAGAATATTTCAACCCAACTGCAAGAACTGCTCCAGAGATCTTCTCGGCTTTTACCGAAGAGCATATCAATTTGTTTGCATTCTTAGCACAGCACGGTATCGATATTCGAAGAATACGAAAAAGCAATCTACCAGATGTTATGAAAGAATTCGAAACGATTCTATTCGACGGTTCTATTAGTGAAAGAATGAAAATCCTAATGGAATCAGTAGGCGGATCTTATTCGATGCTTGAATCAACCAAGAAAGCAATGGCTCGTGAGCTAATGAAATTCTATGCTGAGGACGCAAGAGTACGTCAGCAAAGAATGCCAAAAGGCGGTGACCAAGAATTTAAAACCCCACCTAAGTCTTTGGCACAGCAAACCCCAATCAGCAAGCGTCACTTGCAGATGAAAAGAGACCAAGTCAAAATCAAATTCAACGAAAAAGAAGACCGTTCGGAAATTTCGATCCCTTATTGTTCTTCACCGATTTACGTGAAAGAAGTTGATCTATCAGATCGTAATTCTTGGAATATTATGATCGTTCACCAAACACCAAATGTAATGGTCCTACCAGGATCACCTTGGGTTTTAGACTTCAGGGGCATCAAGAACGATTACTTGGTTGATTATTTAGACAACCGTAACGATAAGTCAGGAGTATTCTGGCATGCCAAATCAAACAGGAGTGGAAGATAATGTCACAACTTTTAGAAACTTGCTTTTGCTTAGTGCAGGCCTAGTAATGAATCCAAATAACGGAAATATGGTTATTATTTTCTTAACTCGATATTCGGAAGAGCCAACGGACGCCGAATAATCTTATTGACGCTCGCAGTTTAGATATATAGTATCAGATAGTTAGAACATAGTGACTCAGATATGGTGGTATACCACCGACGGAAGGGATGCCTAGGTATCAGGAACGTCGTAAAACCCGCGTCACACGGGACCGCAATGAAAACTTCCAGGAAGAGGCACCATCCGAACTGGGACAGACGGCGGAATATTTACATGCACTCAATGAATCGGCGAGGTATGTGATAAGGATTAAGATTTTAATCTGAAATAGGTCGCGGATGCTGATGGCATCTTTGAAAATGAAGAACCATATCCAAAAATTAGAAGGCACAAATTAGGCACAACACTACCATAGGCAAAAAAATCAGGTGAAATGAATACCGCAAGGCACAAATCAGGGCGACGACCCGTAGGCACAAGGATTTGGATCATGCTCTGTCTCGAGACACTGACAACATGAACTCCGTTAGAAACTTTGAAGGTATGAAGTAATAACGGACGCCGGTTTTGGCTTAGCCACAAAACCTAGAGCGATAGGCGGGATTCGGAAACCCCTCGTTTGTATAAACTCTACATACCCTGACCATACGATGTACCATACGGAAATCGTCCTTTTGCCCTATTTCCAGTTACTTGGAGGCGGGGGCAAAAGGACTGGACTCACCCAACGGAATGTGTCTTGTTCAAGCCTCATCCAATAGACTAATATGACTTGAAATGGTTTTAATGATGTTTCTAGAAAAAGTTACCAATGAAAACTGTTAGGTTTTCATTAGATCTTTAGATCTTAGATAATTGTTATATTGTTTCACACTTGGAATCTTTGCGACTATCGTGAGGCTTTCTTCATTGCTCTATGATATTCTTCGTAGGCATCAACCATTGATTGTCTATCTTCTCTGGTAGAGAGCCACAATTCTGTCCAACCAATTCGGCCTTCCATATACATCATTATCTGGCTAATCTCTGACCGGATAGCTTTTGCCTCATCTTCGATTTCAGTGAGGAAACCGGAAATTCCCTCATCGTCTAGGAGCAAAAGCTTTAGTCGAAAAAATTTGAGGGATCAAATGTTAAATTTTCTTCGACATATTCATGTTGACAATGAGTACAAACACAATTCTGTGAATTCGGAACGCCGGCTTCATTAAGGCTTTTGATTTTAAATCGGATATTGTCTACTTCTTTTGTATCAAGTTCTTTGACCATAGGTTCAATATGTTTTCTTTCTTTAACGAAAATTCCGTCAGGGGTTTGAACTCCCATTACTGAATCACAAACCAACTCGAAGTTCATCTTAACCATTTTGTCAAAACTATTTGCAAAAGTTCTAATCTTTTCTTCGTCGGCCATTTCTTCTCGGTCGACTAATTGCATAATTTTTGTTTGTTCGAACTGAGCTAGGTTTGACTTTGTGCTGGTCTTAAAATCGTGCGGTTTCATTACCAAAGTCAAACCGTTTGATAATTCGATAGAGTTTTCGTCATCTAAGAAAGTCATTGTATCGATAGCCATTCGAATTGATCGGTCAAATTCGTTTATTTCATTACATTCAGGGCAAGTTGATTTAAAATCAATTGTATCTCCGTAAGACGCAAATCTAATTGCTAGCATCAAAGCGGTTACATCAGGAACAACCAACATTGAAGGATCTCCTTTAATTCCCGGAACACATGATTTGATAACGTCCAACATTCCTTGACCGTTTAGCAAGGCGTCTGGGCTTTTTAATGAAAGGTCATCAGATGCGGTCATAGCCTTAATATCGAGTTCATCGTTATTATTCAATTCCAAAAAGTTCGGAGGATAGAATAATCCTCTTGAAGGTAAAGGAATTGAAATTTTAGTCTGGCGACCATAACCGGCGAGTGGATTTGCTGTCTGTGACATCGGGTTCTCCAAATTGGTAAATAAAACTACTAGACTTATTTATTCGAGGAATCATGGCTTCTGCAGACGATATTTTAGATGGCTTAGAAATGTATGCTAGCCGTGCGGGCGATTGGTCAACGGAAGAAACTGCGAAAGATATGCTTGCAGTTATCACCGAGATTGCTAAAAAAGCCGGCGTTTCACAGAAAACCTTAGAAAATACTGCCAAGAAGTTCGAAAAACCTTCGGCGAATATAAATGAATTCTCCAAACAAAATAAGACTTATCAATCAAAGATTTCGGTTACTGTTCAAGAACTTAATAATTCGTTAGGATTGGGAAAAACTAAGTTCGGTTCTATGCTAGGAAATGTAGACAACCTCGGTAATTCAATCAGATCCGGAACTGGATTATTCTCGAAATTGAATCCGGTTATGTTAGGTCTTACTGGAGTTTTTGTTGCAGTTACCGCAGCAGTTAGTACCTTGGTTGAATATATAATGGACTCCGTGAACGTGTATATGCGTTTGCGTGATGTTGGTATTACTTTTGCTGGCGGTCTGGTTGAAATGCGATACGCAGCAGCTAACGCGTCAATGGGATTTGAAGAGTTTAGCAAAACACTAGCAGAAAACTCAAAAGTAATTACAGCATTCGGTGGTGATGGCGCTAGACAGTTTAGTATTTTGTCTAAAGCAGCAAGAGACACAGCAACAATGCAAAGAGGGTTGGCATTTACAACCGAACAAGTGAATGAGTATTTGTTAGATTATTTGGAAGTACAACGCCAGACAGGTCTATTGGATCGACTGTCAGCCGGCGAGACAGCTAGACGCACTTCCGATTACTTAGAGTCGTTAGATATGTTCTCACAAGCGTTAGGTAAATCTAGAAGCGAACTTGCTGAGTCTAGTAAAAGTATGACTGAGGGTATTCGGATTCAAGCAGGTCTTAGAGCTATGCCTAAAGAGATCAGAGATACCGTTATGGATAACTTGAAAAGAGCTGGTCCTGCTTTTGATGCTATTGGTCCTGAATTCGGTGAAATGGTAAAAGAAATGATAGCAACAGGCGGTCGGCCGGTATCAGAAGCTGCGAAGATGTTTATAGCAGCTTCACCTGAACTCGGTTCACAAGTCATGGCTCTTGCTGACAGAATGGGTAAAACTAGACTTTCTAACGAAGATTTCCGAGAAGAAATGATAAAACTCAAAAAGAATGTAGGCCCCGTGGCTGACGATATGTCCCAACTCGTTGCTCAACTCGGTGAGTCCCAACCAGCCTTTGCTAGTTTTATGGGTTCACTATTGAATATAGAACGAATGAAAATAGGAGGGAAAGGGGAAGTTGATCCGTTGGTTAGATTGATGTTGAAACTTGGTGAAACCATGAAATCTATTACCGGTGCATTTGACTCTATGAAGGCAAGTATCTTCGAAAATCTAGAAGGACCTCTAGAGCAATTTGCAACATGGATGAATACAAAAGTTCTACCTGGCTTGAAAACATTTTTTGATGAAATTATAGGAATTTTTCAAGGCGAAGGTGATTTTGGCGACAAACTAGTCAATGCCTTTTCTCATGTTTTTGATAGATTAGCAGAAACTCTCGGTCCTATTCTTTCGGATATGATAACTTTTATGGTTGATTCTGTTTTAAGAAGTTTGCATATTGAAACCGATGCGATGGAACAACGAAAGAAGTTCAGAGAGAAAGAAAAGGAAATTCAGTCCGGAAAAAGTATGTCAGCGGAAGAATTTAAAGCAATGGCAAGAGACTTGATGATTGATGTTAGAGACGGTGATGTTTCCAAAGCTGATGCAAATAAAATGATGCAGAAAGTCCGTGATGCTCAATCAGAATTATTGAAAAGACAAGGCGACGGTTTTAACCCAGTCGGTAATATGAATGCATATAATGAAAATATTTATGCAAACCCTAACACACAGCAAAGTTCTATGCGCCCAGTCGGTAATATGAATGCATATAATGAAAATATTTATGCAAACCCTAACACACAGCAAAGTTCTATGCGCATCGGTCGCCGCGTCACCCGAACCGGCCCAAGCTTTGCCCACGCCGGTATCAATAATGCAATCCCGAAACAACAGAATACTCAAATGCCTAAGGTAACTCCAACAAAACCTGACATTAAAGAAGAAGAGAATGGTTTCGGGTCGACTTTGATCAATAAAATTTCAGAACTAATTGATGTGAGTAATGCAAACTTAACTCAGAATGCGGCCTTGGCTAGGAAACAAAAAAGAGCTACCGATAAAGCCGGTGAAAAAGTAGAAGGATCGTTCTAGAAGTAATCGGTACTGACTAAATAAGATTATAATAAACCCATAAGGAGAAAACCATGGCATCATGGAAACGTCACTATCGTTTAGCTTCAAAAGAAGCTAGAATGAATTTATACCGAAATAAGGATGATGCAGGGTATGAACCAACCGGTTCTTCTAAAAATTACCAGTCTTTCCTTCCAGAGGTATATGCAGGTTTTCCAAACAGAATAGACCGTTTCCGTCAATATGATATGATGGAAAATGATCCAGAGATTAACGCGGCTATGGATATCTTAACAGATTTCTGTACTCAGAATAATGACGACGACGGCGGCAACCCTTTCCGTATTGAGTTTGGTAACGATACTCCGGATACGGTTATTGAAACTATTCAATCAATTCTCAAGGGCTGGGTGAAACTTAATAACTTGGACAGAAGAATTTTTGATATTGTTCGTTCAACTTTGAAGTTTGGTGACTATTTCTTTGTTAGAGACCCGGAAACATTCGAACTATACCCAGCGAACCCGTATAATATCGAAAAGGTTGTGGTTGATGAATCCCGAGGAAAAGAAATTGAGCAATACTTCATTAAAAACTTGGAGTTAAACCTTCAAGGGCAAGTAGCAACTGCTGCAGTTGCTACAACCAATAACTATGCAATTTCCGGAACAGCAGCTACTACCAACCTAACCGGTAGTCAAGGAACGACAGGTGGCGGCACTAACTCACAAATGGGTGGGTCGGCGTCAAGTAGATTTGCTAACAATCCACAATCGTTTGCTGTTGGGGCTGAAAACGTCGTCCATGTTTCTATGAACGCAGGCGACGATCCTAACTGGCCATTCGGTACTTCTGTTCTTGAGGCGATTTACAAAACCTACAAGCAGAAAGAATTGCTAGAAGATGCGATTATCATTTACCGTATTCAACGTGCACCGGAAAGACGAGTATTTAAAATCGACGTTGGAAACTTACCGCATCACAAAGCTATGGCTTTTGTTGAACGTATGAAAAACGAAATGCACCAGAGAAGAATCCCAACAAGGGACGGATCTGGATCTAATAGTTTTTCACTTATGGACACAGCATATAACCCGATGTCGATCCTAGAAGATTTTTATCTTCCAGTTACTGCAGACGGTCGTGGTTCTGATATTACCACGTTGCCTGGTGGTGAGTCACTCGGTCAAATTGATGACTTGAGATTCTGGAACAATAAACTAATCAGAGGTTTGAAAATTCCTAGCTCGTATCTTCCGTTTGGTCCAGATGACGGAGCGCAGACATTTAATGATGGTAGACTAGGTCAAGTATTTGTTCAGGAAATTAGGTTCGCAAAGTATTGCCAGAGACTGCAGAATAACTTTGCTCCAACTTTTGACGCTGAATTTAAAAAGTTCTTAGAATACAAAGGCTACAATATCGACATCACTGATTTTGAAGTTCGTTTCAATAAACCGATGAACTTTGCAATCTGGACTAAGATCGAAATGATGAACTCTTCGATTAGTCTTTACACTCAGATGGCTGACCGCCCAGAGATTTCTACTCGTTTGGCTATGGAAGAATTCTTGCAGTGGGATGATGAAATTATTGCTAGAAACGCTAGAATGTGGAGAGAAGAAAACCCAACAAAACTCAAGGGTGTAGCTTCACTTGTAGCAGATGATGACATGGCAGACGGAGCACCGGGACTACAATCGGTTGGTGTTGGTTTGCCGGGCGAAGATGAAGACTTCGGAAATGAGGAAGGTTTAGACAGTCCGTTAGGTGGCGAAGATGAAGACACTGAGGACGATAACGATGAGGAAACGATCTAATGAAGCATAATGAAATCATGGAAGCTGACATGTATGAGCCAGGACAGGATAAGTCTATGCGAAAAATGTCGGATACTCGAAAGCCTAAGATCACTCTAAGAAACCTGAATAGACTCAGAAAGATGCGAGAAGTGAAAAAAGCTGAACAACAAAAGTCCGCATCAACCCTTGAAATTCAATACGCTAGCTCGGGATCAGACGAATAATTAAACTAAGATTTGAAGAAAATTTTCAAAAGTAGCACTTTTGGTATTCTTTGGTACGTCTTTTAAGACTTTTCTCCTAAATATATTTGAAAAACTGTGGTTTTATCAATCTTACGTAAGGAGAAAAATTAAATGGCAAAGAACATCGACAGTAAGCTTTTTGAAGCTTTCGATGCATTCACAAATAAAGACTTTGACAAAGCAGACGCTTTGTTGCATGAGTTCTTTGTTGGGAACGCAAAGAACCAGCTTCAAGAGACCTGGGATGCTACATACGAAGACGACGAAGAAGAAGGCATGTACGCTAACGAAGTTGGCGGAGACATGGGTGATGACTTCGAATCAGATGTGGTTGACCAAGAAGAAGCAACAAACGATTTAGAAAACGGAACAGGCGTTGACATCGACGTTGAAGATGATCCAAACGCACCAGTAACAAAGGCAGATTTCCAAGATCTCGACGACAAGATCGACGAACTAATGGCTGAAGTTACCGACGAAGGCGACGACGAAGAAGAAGATTTTGACTTCGACGACGAAGAAGGCGAAGAAGGCGAAGAAGGCGAAGAAGGCGACGACGAAGAAGATGACTACGAAGACGAAGACGATCTAGACGAAGGTGAAGATCTTGAACTAGACGAGTCAGAAGACGAAGACGAAGACCTAGAAGAAGGTGTCGACTATAAAGACATTGGTAAGGTTTCCGGCGGCGACGACGGCGCGAACGCAAAGTCTCCTCATCCTAAACATAATAAGGGCGGCAAAGCAGAAGGAAAGATGGGTAAGTCCCAGAAGGAAGAATCCGGACGCACAGCACCATCCTTTAAAGACGAAGTCCAGACAAAAGACGGAAACCAAGGTTCCGGCAAAGAGCGCCAGAAAAAAGTTTCCGACAGTGACAAGGCTTCCAAGACCCCATCAGACGATCAAAACGTCAACTCACCGATGAATGAGGTCTAAATGAATCAGAAGACGCTACTCCAAGAAGTACTCTCACAGCAACAAGCTAGACTGGTCGTTGAATCAGATAAGAATGATGCAGGTGAGAAAAAATTCCATATGGAGGGTATCTTTATCCAAGGTAATCAACCTAACCATAACGGTAGGAATTATCCAGAGGGTGAAATACGGTCAGCGGTAGATGACATCCAAGCTAAGATTGATAGCGGTTTTTCGGTTACTGGTGAGTTGGATCATCCTGATTCACTCACCATTAATCTCGACCGGATCAGTCATGTAATTGATAAAATGTGGATGAACGGATCAGACGGCATGGGTCGTTTGACTATAATTCCAACACCGTGTGGCGACATTGCCGCAGCTCTTTTAAAGAGTGGTGTAAAGCTTGGTGTCAGTTCAAGGGGTTCCGGCAACGTGAACGAAGCAACAGGAAGTGTTTCAGAATTTGAAATCATTACTGTTGATATTGTTATGCAGCCTTCTGCTCCAGAGGCTTTCCCGACTCCAATTTACGAAAGTATTTTTGGAACTCGAAAAGGCCTGCAGACCCTAGATGTGTTTCAAGCAAACCGCGATGGAGATCGTATTGCTGAAAAATACGTTGAGTCACAATTGACTGAATTTATTAAATCACTCAAGTAAGGTAGGAGAACCTAATAATGGCAGATCTAAAACAAAAACTTGCAGAGGGTGGACTTCCTAAAGAAGTACAAGATACCATTCTCGAGGCATGGAATGAGCAAAAAGCTGAGATCCGTGCTGAAGCAACTGCCGAAATTCGTGAGGAAATCGCTGTCAAGTATGAACATGACCGCGAACAGACCGTAACTGCAATGTCCGAAATGATTAATGACGTCATCGCAGAAGAAGTTCAAAGTCTAAAGGAAGAGCGTTCAGCTCTTGCTAAGGAGCGTGTCCGGAACAAAGAAAAGCTTTCTAAGTTCATGGAATTCGCAATCCGCAAACTAGGAACAGAAGTAGTCGAACTTCACGAAGATCGCAAAGCTCTTGAAGAAAATATGAAAAAATTCAAAGAGTTTTATCTACGTCAGGCAGACAGAGAACTTACAGAGTTTCGTGGAGAAACCAAATCACTTGCTGAAGCACGTGTTAAGGTACTTTCCGAAGGTCGTAAGAAACTCGAAGAAGCTCAAAAGAAATTTGTCACTCGTGCAGCAAGAAGTGCAGCTGAGTGGATCAAAGAATCAACCAAGAAAGAGTTCAACGAATTCCGTAAGGAAATCAATGAAGCTCGTCAGAATAGATTTGGACAAAGAATGTTTGAATCGATGGCTGAAGAATTCAGAACTTATTTCTACAATGAAGATGCACATTTTCAGGAATTGACTAACGCAATTCAAGAGCGTGAGCAGAAACTCGAGGAAGCTCAGGCTGCTCTCGAAGACAAGGACTCGTTAATCGCAGAATCTAAGAAAGAAGCTAAGATTGCACGAGACCGTTTAATCCGAGAGGCAAAGATTAGTTCTTCTCTCGGTCATCTACCGCGCGATAAGCGTAGTGTAATGATGGAATTGCTTGAAGACGTTCAGACCGAAAGGCTTGACGAATCTATCAAGAGATATTTGCCAATGGTTCTAAAGGAAGGCAAGAAACCAGTTCGCGAGAAAAAGGTTTTGTCTGAGTCAGAACAGAAGGCAGGCAAGAGAGTCGTTACAGGAGATCGTGCCGAGAAGGTGATCACTGAGTCAAACGATCGCATTGACGAAGTCGATGGAGAAATTGATCGACTAGTTTATTTGGGAACACGTTCCTAATCTAAAAGGAGAAAAAGAAAATGAGTATGCTACTTGAAAATAGAAAGTGGGGCGTTGTAAAAGACAAGCTTACCGAAGGCCTAACCGGCAATCGTAAAGATGTTCTTGGCGTCGTCCTAGAAAACCAGCGTAAGTGGCTTGTTGAGGCAGCGTCCTCAGGTGCAACCACAGCAGGAAACATCGCAGCGTTGAACAAGGTTATTTTGCCTGTTATTCGCCGTGTTATGCCGACTGTTATCGCTAACGAAATTATCGGTGTTCAGCCGATGACTGGCCCAGTTGGTCAGATTCACACACTTCGTATCCAGTATGCTGATACGGTTCCAGGAGCAGGAACTGGTGCAGTTGCAGGTGACGAAGCTCTTAGCCCGTTCAACATCGAGAATCATTACTCCGGTAATGAGAATCCTGCAAACCCTGGTCCAGCACGTACTGCCCAGCTTGAAGGTCGTATGGGTAACAAGATGAACATTCGTGTCTTGAAAGAAACTGTTGAAGCAGAAAGCCGTAGACTATCAGCTAACTGGACAATCGAATCCATGCAGGACGCACAGTCCCAGCACGGCATCGACATT